ACTGATCGATGACGCTGGATGCGCCGGTATCGCAACGGAGCCAGACGGCGGCGCCGTCGGTATGCGACACGCACACCCAGACCGATGGCGTCGCCGTATTAATCCAGACATTACCTTGCAAAAACCCAGTCGTTATATCGTCGTTTACTGTTGGATCACTTGTCGCCAGATTCGGTAGAAAGTCGTTAGTTATTGGTGTGATTGCGACGAACTTGGTCCCAGAACTGAAAGATACGGCAGAGCCGCCTGGTGTCGGATATGTCCGATAGGCACGCGTCAGCGTTGCCCCTGAATGCGTGTAGACCCCGTAGCCGGATTCAGCCTCCGCAGCGGTCTCGTGCTTGATCAGATAGCGAACGACCTGCCCGTCCAACGATGCCGGGAAGGCTTTTACAGGCTCGTCCGGAGCGGCGCCGCCCAGGCTCATAGTGCCCGTACCCGTGCCGCTCCATACCGCCTTGACGCGATCTTCTCCTGGCCTGGCCATGCCAATTGATCCTTAGACTTTGCAGTACTCAACTACGATCACAACGCCTTGAGCACCATTGCCACCGGCAAAGGCAACGGCATTTGGACCATTTGAAGCACCAGTACCGCCGCCACCATAGGAGCGCCCAGCCAGACCAGGACCAGAACCGCCCTGACAGTCACGCCCACCGCTTAGAAGGCTGGCACCCCCGCGGGTTACCCCCATACGATTAGAAGAACGCAGTACACCGGTAGTGCCATCACTGCCTTGCACCCGAAGTGTCCCGCCAGTGCCGCCAGTACCTCCCGTACCACCAGCAGCTAACCAGTCGGTACCCGCCACACCAACAAGACCTCCACTACCACCAGCCGCAGTTAGCAAACTACCAAAGCTAACCGTGCCTCCATTATTCCCATCATCACCGGCAACACCAGTAGCGGCAGCGGGAATTGTAACATTTTGACTTGCGCCCAACTGCGCCGCGGTAAACCATCCTTCAGCATATTCGCCACCGCCACCACCACCACCCTCTGCCGCTGCTGCGGGTCCAGTCGTCTGAGTCCCACCACCCGCCCCACCATTTCCAACTATTCGCACTTGTGCGTACAAGCAGTCGTTATCAGTTGTGAAGGTGCCCGTGGTGGTGCGTACCGTCGTCTTGGCACGATTAACGTACGAAGCGCCGTCGATTGACGACTGCATGCTATGGAATAGCGCCGCGGGAGCATCGAGGATGATGTCCTTGACGCCGACGCCCCAGTTCACGGCAGCGTTGGCGTTGGAACTCTCCAGGATGGTCGCGCGGGTTATTGTCGAAGGCGCGCCTGACGTTACGACGCCGATCCCAGTTTCAAATTGGGAGCCAAGCCGTGCAGTGTAACAAGTCGTTGTGCCACTGCCGACACCTGCCACAAACGTACGATAAGTAATGCCCTCGGAAGTAACTGCACCGTCAACAGAATATGTGCTGGTTCCAGTGGTTTGCGTGCTCTCCCGTACGCCCCCGGCAAGTGTTACTGAAATACCATTAATATTGACAGGCATCAGACATTAGCTCCACGTTGACAACGTGCCCTAGACACGGTCATAAATCTCAACCTGGATTTCGTAGTGGCCAGGCTCCAGCTTACGTTGAGCCACTGTCTGCTCTAGGAGCCCCCAAATCGTATCGCGGCCGAGGTCGTCACTGTCCTTGTCACGGCAGATCAGGATGTCGCGGCCGACGCCGCGTAGCCGGTTGAGATCATCGATCTCGGCCTGGGCTTCAGCCTCCGTCAGCCCTAAAATCGTGAAGCGGTAACCGCGCTGGCGCGGCCGGACGTCGACGAACTCGTTGCCGCCGAGCGAGCGCGTGCGCACCGAGAAGTCCCGCCAGAGAGGCTCGAAGCCAGAGCGCATGTCTCTGGATGGCGCCCAGGTCGGCGCCACGACCAGGCGCCCGGCCTCCATCGCCAGAGACGTCATCGCCGCCCCGATCCGCAGGTAGCGGCCGGTCACGACGGGCTCGACGAAATGCACGAACCGGGCGAACGCCGGATTGACGTCAGCCGTGATCACCCCGCTGTCATAGGCATCGCCGTCCTGGCCAGTAGGGTCGGATGTCGAGATCTCGACATGGATCGTGTCATTCTGGCCGACGTTCGTATTGATCAAAGCCACGACGCCGATCGTTCTCTGCGCGCCGAGATCAACGATCAGCGCATCGCCGCTGGATGAGGTTGAGCGCCATACTTCGTGGATGTCATCCGTCTTGAGATTGGAGGCCGGTAGCGAGCCGACCGCAGCCGCGCCTGTGGTGATGATGGCAGAATCGGCCCAGTTCGCTTCGGACAAGAGCCTGAGCGGATTCGCCATTCAGCCGAACACGGTTAACCCGCTCTCAACGGTATCGGCATCATCGTCAACCCCCACCACGACAAAATTCCGACCACCGTCGAGGCCCCACCGTCGGTAAGTCAGCCGGACCGTCTGCCCGAGATGGACCGAGAACAGCGCCGATTTCACGACCACGCGATAGAGCGCACGACCGTAGGCGTACAGGCCGATCAGCCGCTCGGCTTCGGCCTGGGCGACTGCGGCATCGACAAAGTACGATTCGCGCAGCGGCGCGCCCCGGCTGGTGGCGTGGAACAACGCGATATTGCTGTTTTGAGTGTAGGCATAACGGCGCTCGGCCTGCAGATATGTTCGGCGCTCCTGGGTGACCGCGCCGGCGAGATCGGCATTGGCCTGCACGGTCGAGTTAAGGGCATACCCCACGCCCCAGCTCTTCCAGGGCACCGAGTAGGGCAACGTCAGACGCTCGATCGAGATGATGTCGCGATCGTCGAAAGCCCAATGGACGACCGTAGCGGACGGCGGGTCGAGGCGTTGAATGGTGAACTGCCCGGCCTGCTCGCCGACAAATGCCCCCGCACCGAAAGCAATGCGCTGAACCACGTCGACGACCGTGGATTGGTCGCCGGCGGGCAGGAACAGCCCGATGGCGCCACTTTGCAGGCTGACAAAGGCATCGAACGCGGCCTGATCGATCTCGGAGGCGGCGATGGCCGCATAATCTCTTAGGATCGTGCGAATGAGACTGGCGGTCGTCTGGTTGAAATTGCCGGTGAGGTTGTCCAGGTGGCCGCGGGCATCGGCGGTCACAGCGCCCACGGGCGACACGCCTAGCCGTATGACGCCGGCGGCCAGACAACTGGCATAGAGCTGCGTCTCCGTATTGACCACGACGGTCGATATGTCAGACGCCTCAAGCTCGGCGTAAGTCGCATAGTCCTGGTAAAAGTCGATGCTGATTCCGGCATCGTAAACTGCGGAGATCGAATCGATGGCCCCGGCGTGAAGTTGGTAGGTCAGGATTGCTGGATCGAGAAGCTGTAGGGTAATGTTCGAGCCGCGCCCGAACAGCGTGGGCTTGGCCCGGCCGGCCATGTCTGCGGTGCCGTCGGCGCCGCCAGTACCCGCATAGGTCTCGGGCTGCAACCGGCCCTGGAGGCGGTTGATCAGGCTTTCGACCCGCAGCCGCAGGACGTTATGCTCGAAATTCCAGGCACCTGCAGTGCTGATGTAGACCGTGGCAAACTGCGCGAAGGGCTGGACCCTCTCGCGGCCCGCGCTGTCGATTTCGGTCGACCCGATCTTCAGGCGGATCTGTCGCCCGTCCGCAGCATACCGCGTCGCCAGGCTGTCAAGCTGCCCGTCGGCGTTGTTGAGCTGGATCTCGCCGTAGTTGGTGTCCGCGATCGCGCCGAACTGGCCGTCCGCAGCGGTGGACAGGCGGCGTTCCAGCCGCAAGCCGGCGGCGATCCGCCCGGGGATCACTACCTGAGCTGGCGCATCGGTCGTGCGTGTAACGAAGGTGCGCGAGGCATACCGCAGCGTCGCGGTCGAGGTCTGCGTGACCTGCGCGTCTCTGATCTCCGACAGTGCCCCGGCGCTGATCGGGCGGAAGCCGAGCATCCTACGACGTCACCATTGCTGGGCGACCGCATAGGTTTGTGACCCGTAGGTCGCCAGGAGCCATTCTTTGAACAGAGCGACATCCTTGGCAGGCTCGGGTGAGCCTTCCGGGAGGTAAGCGCTCCAAGCGACGATCAGTGTCTTGATGGCAAAATCAGCGGCGCGGTAGGCTACCGGGCGCAACTCGGCAATGACGTTGTCGTCATCGGTATAGATGTGGAGATACGTCGGATCGCTGACGTTGACGCCAGTCACAGCCCACAAATGCGGCAATCGCTGTCCCCATTTTTCGTCAGGCGGCCGGTTCTATGACGTCGAATTCAACCACCAGGACTAACTCCTTGCCAGGCAAGGTAACCTCTTGGATTATGGGAATCCCTACTGTCACGTAGTCAGCTATTGGGCCGGCCGCTGTCTCAGCATCTGCATACATCTATCGCCGCAGCCGTTTGATTTCTTCAATTTGAAGGCGCCCGACGTCGATGAGTTCGCGCAGCGTGTCGACTTCGCGCTGAGAAGCCTGTCGGATGACGTCTTCAACGCCCAGCATCGCCTCTGCTTGCGCTTCAGAAATAGAGGTCATGACGCTCTCGACGACACTGCGAACTTGCTCCCTGGCCGCCACGCCGCCTGGGCTGGCGCCAAAGCGCTCGGCTTGAGCGATGAACGCCTCGCCCGCGCCCTGGAGCTGTTGGATCGCCGTGGTCGAGCCGGCCATGGCCAAGCTCGCGATACGCTCGAATTCCTCCTGAGCGGCCTGGATCTGCCCGGCCGGGTTGAGATTGCCAAAGGTCAACTGCTGGGCAAACTGCCGCAGCGGATCCAGCAGCTGCTCGAACGGCTCGGTGATGCTGAGCGCCAGCGCGTCGACCGTGGCCTCGTGCTCGCGGATGATGGCGGCGGCCAGCCGCTGATGCTCGGCGGCGAGCCCGGCGGTCGAGTAGCCCAGGCGCTCGGCTTCGATCGCGGCCAGATTCATCTGCGCGTCCAGATCACCCAACGCACGCTGCAATGGGGACCACAGACCGACAGCTTCAAGACTGGCATGTCGGCGCAGCCGGTCTTCCTGTATCAGTTGCTGCGCGGCCAGATGATGCGTGCGCGCGAGATTGGCGGTCGAAACGCCATAGCGTTCGGCCTCGATCCACGCCTTGCGCATTTCGGCGTCGAGATCGCCGAGCGCGCGCCCAAGCGAGCTGGTGGCACCGACCATTTCCATGATGCCGTGGATCTGCTGCCGGATGTCTTGGCCCAGCAGTTGATTGGCCCGCGCCTGCTCCTCGGCTAGCCCCTCGATAGACACACCAAGCCGCTCGGCTTCCGCACGCATCTCCTCGAATTCATCGTTCAGATCGCGGAATTGAGTGGCAATCGGCCCGATGCGGAACCCCTCGATCTGGCGCATCAGGCCAACGGCGGCCTGCAGATTCTGCATCATTTGCTCGGGCGCGGCGCCGGTCGGGGCGATCAGCTCTGGCCGCAGCCCGAGCGCCTGCGCCGCCGGCCCGATGCGGCCTCTGGCCAAACGTTCGAGATCTCCGGCGCTGGGTGTCCTGCTGTACTGCACCGAGACTCGCGGTGCGGCCGCGAGCGCGGCGCTGACGACCTGCTCCTGGCGAGAGTTTAGGAAGTCGATCAGCTGGCGATCGATACCCTGGACGAACTGGGCACCGGCGCCGGTGCCTCCGAGCCCGGCGAGACCAAGTGCGCCGCCAGGGCGAATGCGGTTGCTTTGGCCGCCGCCACCGCCGAACAGGCCGCCGATGGCACCTCCGAGCAGAGAGCCCGCGAGACCGCCGCCGATGGCGCCGATCGGCCCCAGTGGAGTCAGGCCGCCGAGCACCGCGCCAACGCCGCCTCCTAGCGAGCCGCCGATGCCACCGGCGCCGCCGAACTGGCTGCCGATGAGATTGCCGCCGAGCGCGCCGAGCGCGCCAGCCGTCAACAGGCCTCGCGTGCCGAGAGCGCCAGGCGCCGCCCATTGCCAGCCGCGAGACTGGCCAAACGCGCCGAGCGGCCTCGGGCCGGTTCTCGTGAAGCCAAATGCTTGCGCGAGATTGGTGAAGAAGCCGCTGCCGACACCTGCGGGCGCGCTGGCAGGGAGTATCGCCGCACCGCCACCCGTCACCGCAGCGCCGCCACCCGTTACCGCAGCTGAGCCGCTGATCGCAGCTGCCGCGCTGCTCAGCGCCGCCGCCGATCCTGTCAACGCGGTTGCCGAACTATCAAGAGCTAGAGCAGAGCCTTCGAGCGGCGCAGAGCTGCCGCCAAAGAAGCCCCCGCCAAAACCTTCGATGCCCAGACTGCCGGCAACCGGCGCCAGCAGCGGGCGGATCACCATCAGCGCCGTGATCTCTGCGGCCAACCTGATAAAAATATCTTTGATTGCCGAAGCAAGATCCGAGAATGTCGTGATGCCGCCTTGGTAGATTTGCTCGAACGTGCTGGCGAAACTGTCCTGGATGCTTTCGAGCGCGTTCTCGAACAGCTGCGTCATGCGCTCGCGTTCGGCCTCGGCTTCCCTGATGATGGTGGCCAGCCGCTCGCTCTCGCGGACCTCATCCTCGATTGATCTGGCGTAAGCCGCGCTAAACTGCTGTTTCGCCTGGAGCAGGCGGAGCTGCACGCGGTATTCCTCGGTCTCCTGCACGCCAAAGCGCACCAGCAGGCGCTGCTGCGCAAGCTGCTCGCGCACGGCATTGGCCGCCACGGCCTCGTCGCGCAATCGCTGATTATGAGCGATACGGGCAAGGTCCTGCTGGGCTTGCCGTGCGGCCTTCTCGCCCCATTCATATTTCAATTTGATGAATTCGATCTGGGTCTGCAGCTCTGCGGTAATCTCGCCTCCGGCGGCGATCTCTGCCTGCAGGATCTCCAGTTGCATCTGGCGGTCGCGGCCCTGGCGCAGCAGCTTGTTGGCGTCGCTCTCGCGCTCCTTCTGTTCGACGAGATCGGCGATCTCGCGACCAAGCGCGCTGGTCTGGTCAATCTCCAGCCTGCGCAGAGCATTCTGCTGCGCGGTCGCGATCTCGGCGTCACGGGCGGCTTCGGCGCCTTGACCATAGGCAGCGTTCAGGCGCTGCAGGCCTTCAACTTCGTCGCGAAGCGTGGCGACGGTTTTGGCGCGCTGCTCAGCCTCCTTCTGCGCCTCGTCGCGGGCCTTTGCGCGATCCTTAGCCACCTGAATCATCAGGTCGATGGAGTCTTTGACCGAATCCATAAATTCGTCGAAAGTCGTTTTAGACCCGCCGGCGATGTCCTTGAGGGCTTGCAGGCTATTGCTCGTGGCGTCGAGACCGAGCTGCAGCTCGGCTTGCAGCGCTGCCAGTTCATTGGCGGCGGTAGCCAAGGCCTGCAAACGCTCGCTGCCTTCACCGGCTCTCATCGCCAGCGGCCGCAGGCTTTCGGCGAAGGCTTGGATGTCGCCAGTTTGGCGAAACTGCTCGACCAGCCGCTCGACCTCTGGAGAGAGCTTCTGCACCGAGCCAAGCATACTGAGCAAAGCGCCGGCAAGGCCGGCTCCTGGCACGGCTTCCTTGAGTGCCTTGCCAAAATCCTCGTATGTGCGGATCTGCGCGCGCAGGTCTCGATCGACCTTATTCAATTGCTCCATGGTGTCGAAATATTTTTGCTGTTGCGAGAAGGTCAACGCCCGCAGTTGCGCCTCACCCATCTCTCGATAGGACTTTTTAAGCGTATCAATTGTTCGAACTTGTTGATCAAGTGCGCTCTTAAGCTTGTCAAGCTTGTCGGCTGTCGCTTCCGTCTCGCGCCCGAGGTTCGCGATCACGCCGATAAGTGCGCCGACGGTTGTCAAAGCAATGCCAGCGGCAGCCCCCATGGGCCCGAAGATCTGGGCAATCTGCCCCGCTTGCTGCGTGAACACGCGTATGGGGTCGGTGCCCATCTGCAGCTGCACGACGACATCTTGGATTTGGAATCCTAGATTCTGGAACTGCCCGCGCATCACGCGAACGCTTCTGTCGACGTGCTGGAAGGTATTTGCGGTGTTCCTGGTGGCGGTGCTGGTGCGGGTCGCCGCGGTGCTCGCATTGTTCGCGGCGGCCGCGAACTGATTCATAGCGGCTGCCGCCTGCTGCATGGCGGCATTGAACTGCGCCTGCTGGGCGGTGACGCCGACGATGACGGCCATCTAGCGTCAGCCTCCCGTCGGCGCCGGCGGTATGCGGCGCTTGGCCTCGGCCTCGATGCCGGCTTGCAAGACTTTCCCCATCACAGCCTCGGCTTGAGCGCGGCCTTCATCCTCGGCAGGCCGTGCCCATGGCCGCGCTGGCTGGCGCGACGTGCCATACTCTGAGAAGTGCGCGTAGCGCAGCAGGCTGCCCGCGCCCGCGGCCGGATCGGCGCCGGGCGCATTTACGCGGTCGAACACGTCGATCGAGCGCAGCAGCGCCCCCGTAGCGACCAGCCCCTGCGCCACGATGTTGCCGCGCATCTTGCCCGCGATCACTTCGGCTCCGCCGCGCACGGCCGCCTTCCCGACGGGCCCGGACGGCACCTTGCCCAGATCGCGCAGCGCCTGCTGCGTCTCCCGCAGCCCGGTGACCTTGACCGTGATGTGATCGGCCATGCGCGCCCCTTACTGCCGAGTGACGATGCGCCCTGTGGTTTCTTGATCCGCGATCAGCTGATCGAACGCCGCCAGGATTTCCTCGGGCGACATGCTTTGCGCCTGCTGCTCGGGCTGCGGCTCTTTCAGCCGCTCTTCCCAATGAATCATGAAGTCCTTGGCTTCAAACGGTTGAGGCCGCCTCTTGCTATCTCTGTTGATGTTGGCAGTCAGGCTGCACAGGATGCCGATCGCCAACTCAAGACGATCCGCAAGCGGTGGCTCCAGCGCCCAGAAGATCTGCCATTCGATCAACTCGCGTTCGCTGATCCGGGCTTCTAACTCAGCT